TACCAGAGCTATATTACATTGAGTCCGTAGTCATAGAAAGACAACCATTAGTAAAAAAAGACTCATAGAAAATTTTTAACTTAACCCTCTATAGGAATTAACAATGAACGAGATGATTGAAGAATATTTTAGAAAAGAGCATGGCACATTAGTTAAACGCTTTACTAACCGAGCTGGTACATCATGGAATGCAGAAGATGTAGTATCAGAAGGGTTTGCCAGAGCAATCAAGTATGCCAATAGCTTTGACCCTAACAAGAAAGAGTTCGGTGCATGGATGAACGCTATCCTCAACAATGCACTAAAAGCTTTCAAGCGCGATGAGATGAACTACGGCATGTGTATGGAGTTTGACGAAGTAAAGGAAGGTGGTAGCCCTGATGGTAAAACTGTCAGAGCATGTAAGAATGAGATACGTGAGATGATAGCCGCAGAAGGCAACCCACAGCACGTAGAGCTACTTACTCTGTACTACCCACTCAACTACAAGCCTAAAGAAATACAGGAAATCCTAGACCTTTCTAGGAGCACTGTTATGACTATCATCACTCGCTTTAATAAGAAAGTTAAGGAGAGATATGCGGGTACAGGTAGCTGATTTAGAAGCAGATGGTTTGCTTAGTGATGTTACACAGAGTTGGTGTGGTGTGTTTAAAGACATACACACTAAAGAGGTATTCAAGTTCTCTAGCAACCACGTTGGTTACGTACCGATGCTTCTTGAACATCTCGATAACGTAGACGTTGTAATTATGCACAATGGTATAGGCTATGACCTACCACTGTTGCACAAGTTATACGGATACAAATTTAAAGGCAAAGTAGTAGACACCTTACTAATGTCACGACTTCTTAATCCTGACAGGCTCAAGCCTTTCAACATGCCACCAAGCAGAGTAGGTCCACATTCCTTAGGTGCTTGGGGATACCGTGTTGGACGAGGCAAGCCTGACCATGAGGACTGGTCACAGTATAGCCCTGAAATGCTACACCGTTGTACAGAAGACGTAGAGATTACTCACCTTACCTACCTAGCATTATTGAAGGAAGGTAAAGGTAAGAGTTGGCGAGATGCGTACCTACTCACCTTTAAACTATTTGAGATTCTCCAAAAACAAGAGGACTATGGTTGGTTAGTTGACCGAGATTATATGGAAACATGTATAGGCAGACTAACACACTGGATGGACAGGATTGACAGGAATGTTATCCCCCATCTCCCTAAGATTTTGGTAATAGGAGAATCCAAAGTTAAGGGAGAGTATAGGTTTGTTTCAAAACCTTTTAAAATATCTGGTAGTGTTACCAAGCAGTGCGTTGACTGGATTGATAGCCTTGATAATGGCCTCAATACCAGCCATATTTCTGGTGCTTTTAGTCGTATCAGTTTTAGAACTACAAGCCTAGACAGTAACATGGAGGTAAAAGATTATCTACTTAATGATGGTTGGATACCTGACGTATGGAATTACAAGAAAGTAGACGGCAGGGAGGTAAGAGATGAGCAAGGCCAGAAGATACGGACTAGTCCTAAGCTTTCTTATGATGACCCATTTAACGGGGTTGCTGGTGGCATCGGTAAACTTATCGCTAAACGTGTTCAGTGTAGACACAGACGTAGTACAGTCGAAGGTTGGCTAAAACTGATAAGAGAGGATGGAAGCATAGGTAGCAGAGTTAGTGGGATAGCAACCACTGGACGTATGAAACATGCAGGTATTGTTAACGTACCTAACGTAGAGTCTTTCTTCGGTAAGCAAATGCGTAAGTGTTTCATCTCAAGAGAAGGTATGACACTGGTAGGCTGTGATAGTGCAGGTTGTCAGAACAGGATGTTAGCCGCAAGAGTAGGTGATGACACCTTTACCGATACCCTTATCAATGGTGATAAGAAAAAAGGTACATCAATACACCAAGTAAACCAGAAAGCTATCAAAATAGTAGCTGGTTTTAATGTTACTTATGGACAAGCAAAGACCCTCAACTATGCCTTTATGTTTGGTGCTAGTGATAACAAACTAGGGGCAACCCTTAACAAAGGTAAGGAAGCTGGTGCTAAGATACGTAAAGCATTACTATCAGTAGCCGCAGGTTTTGAAGCCTTAGTTGAAGCCTTGACAGAGGAGTGGAAGTCTAACGCTAAGTCTAGGACTAACGCATGGGGTAAGAAAGAGTATTACAACGGATGGATAGCAGGGCTAGACGGTAGACCTATCTTCATTAAGTCTGAGCATCAGATACTTGTATACATGTTACAATCAGACGAGGCCATTATGATGTCAGCCGCGTACTGTATGTTATACAAGAGACTAAAAGCTAAGGGCTATGTGTGGGGTGTGGACTATGGGATAGTATGCTTCTATCACGATGAGTACACAATAGAATGTAGGACAGAGATAGCAGAGGTAGTAGCAGAGATAGCAGAAAGATGTATAGTAGATGCAGGTATATTCTACAAGATATTATGTCCCCATGCAGGGGAAGCCCAAATCGGTAACGATTGGTATGAGATTCACTAACTAAAAGAGATATAAATATGAGCTTAAAAGCTAAAAGAGTAAAACAGTCAGACCTAAACAAGATGTCTAACCCAGTGCTAGACCCTGATAACTACCCTGCACGTCTAGTACAGGTAATCGAGATGGGTAAACGTCCTAACTTCTTTGACCCTGAGAAGATTAACCATGAGATTATGTTGACGTATGAACTAGTGTCTGAGTTCATGTTAGACGAGAAGGGTGAGCCTTTAGAGGACAAACCTTTGTGGCTTAGTGAGACTATTAACATGATAGACCTCCCTGACAACATGACAACACAGCAGATTTATGCTGACCAGTTCAAAGGTAAGTCTAAATTAGTACAGCGTTGTAAGACGTTTGACCCTAAGGGTGAGTTAGAGTTTGACTTATCTGAGTTGTTAGGCAGACCTTGTACCCTCACAGTAGTTCAGTATCAAAAGAAGCTCAAGCAAGGGGAGACAAACCCTGCGCTAGGTAATCGTATTGGTGCTGTGACTGGTCTTATGAAAGGTATGGTAATCCCTGACCTGATTAACCCACCTAAGTTATTCACCTTAGATGAGCCTGACCTGACTATCCTTGGTTCTCTACCTGACTGGTTACAGGATAAGATTAAGGAAAACTTAGAGTTCAACGGCAGTGTGTTACAAGATGCGCTTAATGGTAAAGCCCCTGCTCCTAAGCAAGAGCCTAAGGCAGAGCCAGCTAAGAAAGCTAAAGCTAAACCAGCACCTGCACCAGCAGAAGATGAGGAAGAAGATGACGAAATCCCTTGGTAATTATGAAATACACGGAGCGTCTAGGAATTTTACATTTAATGAAGGCTCTATAAGATTCAGTGCTAACGGCTTAGATAAACAGGCGTGGGCTATGGGCAACCTAGACTGTTTAGAAACAGAAAATTTATACATTATAATGAAGGCATATTATGACAAAAGAGATTCCGAATAACTACGAGACAGGCGACCCTGTTACTTTGATTAATGCTAACGACTTAGGCAAGTATGGCTTTCGTAAAGGTATCAAGGGTACAGTAAACCGTATCGAGAACATTGAGGGTAGTAGGTTGGTATTGTTTATGCCTAACTACACACAGGAGATGTACTGGATTGATTCAAGCAGGGTGGAGCTGGACGAGGTAGCTAAGGCTAACAAGATTCCAGTACTGCCTCCTGAGGAGGGGTAATGCAATGTCTTATTGATGGAGACCTCTTGCTCTATGAGGTAGCCTTTGGTGGACAGTTCAAAGAAGAGACAGAGGACGGTGAGTTTATCATCGTACCTCGCAACTTCGATGATGTAGCTATCAAGTTTGATGAAAAGGTTACACAGATAGAGGCAGAGTGTTGGGCTACAGAGCCTAGCATAGTTTATATGACAGGTAAGACTAACTTTCGTAACGCCATTGCTAAGAAGAAACCTTACAAAGGTAATCGTAAACAAGACAAGCCATTTCACTATGGCAATCTGAAAGCTTATGCTAAAGCAATGTACGATGTTAGATGGGAAGAGGGACTAGAGGCTGACGACCTTATGACCATTGAGCAAGCACTTAGAGAAGATACTATAATCTGTACGAGAGATAAGGACTTACGTATAGGAGAAGGTATGCACTTTGGCTGGCCCTGTGGTTTACAAGAGCAGTTTGGCCCTAAGTATGTAGATAAGATAGGAACATTGGAGTTAATCGATGGTAAGAAAATCAAAGGAACAGGTCTCTTGTTCTTCTATTCACAAATCATCACTGGTGACACGGTTGATAACATTGCTGGCTTGCCAAGGGGTGGACCTGCTCTGGCGTACAAGTCCTTACATGGCCTTACAGATGAACAAGAAATGTTTGAGGCAGTATCCCAGTTGTACAAAGCAAAATACGAAGAGACATGGGAAGAAGAAATGTTAGAGCAAGGTCAGCTCTTATGGATGGTTAACGAACTGGTAGATGGTAAGCCAGTAATGTGGGAGTTCCCGAATGGCAGGTAGGATAGGTGGGGAGAAGACAAGATGCTCAGGTAAATGGACAGAGGCTAGATACAGGTCGTTCA